AAGGCGCTCTCCGAGGGGTACACCGCGGAAGAGGCGACGGCGTTTGTCGCACAGGCCATCGGCGAGAGCAACCTGGACCCCAACGCCTCGAACCCCTCCGGCTGGGACGGCATCTTCCAGTTCGACGCGGGCACTTGGGCGATGGTCGGCGGCGGCAACGTCAAGGACGCCAGGACCAACATCGACAACTACTTCAAGCTCGCGAAGATGCGCGACACCAAGAAGGGGTCGATCCGCAACCGCATCGGCAACCAGATTTCGGTCGGCGGCCCCGCGGTCGAGGGCAACGTGGGCAGCGAGAACTGGCCCAGGTTCCTGTCCGAGGCTTCGGGCCTCATCGGTTCCGCCGGTGGGGCATCGGGGGTACCGGGATCGCCATCGGGCACCGGCACCCCGGTCTACGTCACCAACTGGCCGACCAGTCTCGGTGGTACCGGAAGTGTCAGCGGCGTCCCCGGTGCCACCGGCCCTGTGCCTGCGATCTCGGCGACCGGGCCACCGAACAATGCGGCGGTGAACGCTGCGGGTGCGGCGCTGTCCGCGCAGTTCCCCGGCAAGAAGTTCGACCTCGGCGGCAGCCGTGCGCCGGGTGAGAACGCCAGTGATGCGGGACTCCAACGGCCAGATCACCTGAGCGGCAACGCACTGGACATCGGCATCGGCAATGACATGGCGCTCGGCGATGCGGTTAACGCCTGGGCCGAGGCGAACAAGACCGCGCTCGGAATCGACTACATAATGTGGAGAGTTGCCGGTCACTACAACCACGTCCACCTCAGCTTCAAGCCGGGGTTCACCCCGAGCACGCAGGGCATGCCGGGTCAGCCGGGAACGACACAGGTCAACGCATCCCAGCCCACGCCCCAGCCTGGGGGAAACACCAACGCCACGGCCCCCATTGCGTTGCCTGGCAGCATCCCGGCCGGTCAGCAGAAAGAGGACAAGAAGAAGTCCAAGGAAAAGGGCGACGACCTCGGCAAGGATTTCGTGGACGGCATGTTCGAGGCGTTCGGCTTCGACGGCACCGTCTTCAAAGACCCCCGCCAATTCGGCCTGGTCAAGCTGGGCACCGCGCTGCTCAACTACTTCAACAAGGTGGGCGAGTCCATCGCCGACCCGAACAACCCGAACAACCCGAACGGGACCCCCCACCAGGGCAGCGGCGCTTCGCCTGGACCGGGCAATGACGGCACAGGCGGCAGCGGCCTCGTGGACTTCGTCACTGGGTTCATTCCGCAGCCGTTCGGCGCACCCAATGTCGCCGGTCAGCACGAAGGCAGCGGAACGGCTCCCGGCCCCGGCGGCGTCAACAACTCGATCACCATCGCGAACAACAACTTCCGTGACGCGGACGCCGTCATCGACCAGGTGTACGGCGCACAGCTGCAACAGGTCCGCGAACCGGCCCGCAATCTGCCGACGGCACCGCGATGACCAAGTTCCAACGCGGCAGGGAACTCGAAGCCTTTCAGGATTACAGGACCGCCTCGGCGATGCTGCACCTGTCCGAGGCCACCCGCTGGGTCTACGTCGGCCCCAACGGTGCCTGGTTCGATCTGGAAGGCCGCCTACGGGGCCGCCAGGGCGTCCGTATGACACCAGAACTGGCCGGGGCACACCACCTACCGTTCGAGCACCTTTTCACCGAGGGCGCGTTCCAGGTGGGCAGCACCTACGAGCGCACGAACATCCTGAAGCGCACCATCTCGATGGGCATCACCATCGGCGCACCGCGGTACAGCAGCCACCAGTACCGGCTCATCGAAAACAACTGGTGGGATTCGTGGCCGGTGGGCCAGACCGGCTGGCTGGGTTGTCACACCCGTTTCGGCGGCTGGCGCTGGATCGCGGTCATGCTCGGCGAGGCCATCAGGACCTCGGTCAAGATGGACCCCACCGCGCACAAGAACAACATGCAGCGGTGGGACATGCAGCTGATCGCGCCCAAGCCGTACTACGCGAAGCCGATGCTGTACCAGACGTGGATTCCGCACGCCGCCACCATCGAGGCGCGTGGCTCCGACAAAGAGACCATCGCCATCGCCAACCGCGGGCAGCTCGCCGACTGGCCGCTGTTCCTGGTGAAGGGACCCGGGCGGGCGTCCGTGTCCGACGGCATGACCAATCGCATGGTCGAGCTGCCGGTGCTGCAGACATCCGACGGCTATGTGCTCGTTGACACCGACCCTGCGGAGCGCACGCTCACCGGTTCCGCCGACCCGGTGGACAACATCTTCTACGACCTCATCCGGCAGTCTGCGATCCTCGACTTCCTGCTCCACGACATCAGCACGCTGGGCCTGCCGGTCTGGCGTCGGGCCAACGGGATTCGGTTCCTGAGTCAGGTGCCGCCGCGCACCGTCGCCAACATCACCGTCCAGCACGACAACCCCGACGGTGCCGTCACCGTGATCATGCCGCAGAGGTACACCCGGCCGTGTTGATCGGAAGCCGTCCGTGAGTTCCGCACTGGGCGAGCTGGTCGGCGGCGTCGAGGACCTGCTCGACATCCCGCTGGAGTTCACCCGAAACCTGTTCGGCACCTTCAACGACCACATCATCGCGGCGTTCCAGGCACCGGTCCCCACCCAGGACCCGATGTCGGCGTACCGCTACCTACACAGCCGCCGCAAGACCCTGCTCGACTCGGTGCGCCAGCCCCCGCTCCTGCGCATGCAGGACATGAACTACAACCAGCTGGCCACCATCGGCCAGGAGCGGTCCTGCCGGTTCGAAGAGATCGCGTCCGACGCCGGTGAGGCCGGGGTGGTCATCCGTGGCGGCGACTACCTGGCCAACTTCGCCCGCAACGCGGTTCGCGTAGAGCAGGACCTGCACCTCAGCATTGACCCAGTCGCGACGGCCCCCACCTGGGAAACGCGCTGGGGCGGCAAGATCACCGACATCCACCTGAAGCGCGACAGCTCGGGCATCCACACCCTGGAGATGGTCGCCACATCCAATCGGGAGCACCTGAAGAACCTGCTCGTCGGAACGACGCCCTGGTTCCCGCCCGAGGTCCAGCCCCTGAAGATGTGGATGATCCCGGCCAACTTCCGCACGGCCGCGGGCATCACGCTTTTCATCAACCTGGCTCGGCTCTACTTCCCGCCCCTGTCGGTGATCACCAACGTCTTCAACCCGGCCGGGTGGGTCAACCCGCTGGGCATCGACGCACTGCTCAATTTCGATCCCCTGTCCTGGCCGATCCAGTGCCAGTTCATCAATTTCCTGACCGATCAGAGCCGCACGTCCCTGCTCACCGCGGCCTGGTCGAACTTCCACGACATGATCGCGGAACCCTCCAAGGACGCGGGTTGCTGCGCCCGGGTCTACACCTGGTTCACCGAGGACGAGACCAGCCCGCACCCCGAGCTGGAGCAGCTGGTCGGCCCTGGACTGGCCAGCCTCGCCCGCCCGCACCGCAACAGCCTGATCGTCGGTTTCGAGGACCACAGCGGCGTTGACGGCCCAACCGGCACTGCCCTGGACGGCCCCATCAACCTGTTTGCCAAGACCCTGGACGACCTGATCACCACCACGATCCTGCCGGTGGACGAGGACGACGACGGCGAGGTGGACCCGGTCTTCCGCAAGCTGTTCGGCGTGGCCCCCAAGAAGCCGTGGGTGATCTTCCGCGACGGCCAGGCATCGGGAATTGTCGAGAGCCAATACAACCAGCACAAAGGCCCGGTAGTCACGACAATGACGGGCGGTCGCTCGCCCAAGATTGTGAATGATCTCCAGACGTTCGGAATCAAATACGCGCTGTCGGAGATATCGGCTTTGTTCTACGCTCCGGGCGGTCCCCTGTCGGCCACCGGCGTCCAGGTTCCGGCGACTCCTGGCCTCTCCGAGATTTACCAAGGCCAGCTAGACAATATCCTTTTTGCCTGGCAGCGGTACACGGACCCGATCCGCGCACTGGGCACCGGCGACTACGCCTACCAGGAGTGGTTCGAGCATCCCGGGAGTTCGGCGTACACCGTTTCCGGCATCGTCAATCTGCGTGCGGGCAATTTCAAGAAACGCGCATACCGCAGTTTCAAAACGACCATTCGCAATGGCGCACCATTCATCGTCAATTACGACTTCAAATTGGACGACCGGGTCGGCTTCGAGGTGGACGGCATCCTCTACGTGGACCAGGTGGGCGCGATCCGCTACAGCTACGACCGCAAGAAGCCCATCAGCTGGGACATCTCGGTCGGCGACGACTCCAAGGACATCGACGCCTTTGCTCAGGGCATCAGGGCGCTGCAGTCCGTCTACACGATTGCCTCGATGGCAATTGGAGAAGGGTGGTTTTTCTGAACATGGACACCAAGCAGATGCTGGACGCCGTCGAGGGTCTGGAAGCCGCGGCGATGGCCATGCTCGAAGACTTCAAGTACATGCCCGTCGGCTCCGGCGAAGAGAAGGCCGTGCTGCTGCTGCAGTACCTGCTGCCGCTGGACCAGATGGCGGTGTTCCTGGCCAAGCGCGGCTGGCGTCGGCACGACGAGCTGGCTCTGGTCAAACCACGGCGCATCATCGGCGGCGGCCTGGAGGACCTGGTCACCTACGTCGGAGTGGACGAACCCGACGACCCGATTGTGGTCGCGCCCAAGCCTTACGAACCGGATCGGCAATTCCAGATGAGCGACCTGCCGTGGTCGGTCAAGCCCAAGGTCCACGATGACTTCGAGGAGCGACCAGAAGAATGACCACACCACTCGCGCCGCAGATCGGCGACAGCGTCTACCTCGGCAGCTTCCTGTCGAACAATCACGTCTACGGCGTCGTCAGCGACCTCGACACCCCGGACATGACGACGGCGTCCTGGGAGATCGCGGGCGGCACCGGCATCATCAGCGTGCGTGCGCTCATCGGCCCGACCGGCCCCGCCGGTGCCCCGATGTTCCTGCTCAAGCTGCAGCAGCAGGTGTTCGATTCGGCCGACGACCTCCCGACCAACCTCACGACATCCGACGAGGACAAGGGCCGGTACTGGATCGTCAAGGAATTCGATGAGGACGGCAACGCCGTGTCCTCGAAAGCCTATGTCTGGTACGGGAATCGGTACGAATGGTTCCCGATGGGATCGGCCGGTCCAGCTGGTCCGGTGCCGATCATCACCCCGACCTTCGAGCTGGCCGAGGCCGAGGACGTTCCGAACGGCAACGCCGACGTTCAGGTCACCGGCGACGACTACCACCCCAGCTGGCACGTCTCGGTCAACAAGGAACTGATCCGCGGCCCTGTAGGCCCGTCAACGAACATCAGCGATGCCCCTGACGTGGCTATGGGCGACGGCGCGGAGATCGGCGATGCGCTGGTCTGGAACGGAACCGACTGGGCACCAACGCCTATCGGCACAATCGTGCCGAAATTTTACACGATGCCCGAGGCCGCGTTCGTGGATGTGCCTCTGGCACTTGGCACTTCGGTCTCGCTGGGTGTCTTCGTCGTCCCGCCCCAGGATTGGGACTGCGTGCCCTACGTGACCGGGCACATGCGCATCACCGGCATCGAACTCGACGCCGACCCGTTCATCATCGGTGCCGAGGTACGGCTCGGTAACGCGACCACCGGCGCTGTGGTGGCGCGTGCCTTCGGCAACATCAGCACCTACTGCACGCTGATCCCGCACGCCTCCACCACGGCCACCCCCAACGACGCGATCACCCCGACCAACGGTCGTGCCGTAATCCCTGCTGGCTCAACAGGTTCCGCCGCCTCGCTGTACATCAGCGCCTTCAACGAAGGCATCACGGGCTTGTACAACTTCGAGAATCGCGGTTCGCAAATCGGCGTGCTGCTGTTGCCGGTGTAATCCATGCCTCGCGCAGTTGATCCCAGTCTGCACGGCGGCGGGTTGCCGATCACCCACAGCCCGCTCAACCGGATGCCGACGAGCATCGACCCCAAGTTCGACCTGCTTGAGCTGCTGGAGAAGATTCTCGGCGACCTCGCCAACTCCATCCCGCAGCTGATCGAGGACGTGCTCTTCCCGGCCATCAAGAACCTGACCGGAATCGACCTCTCGGCGCTGCTGCCGCTGCTGCACATACTGCAGTTCGACTTCAGCTCGCCGCAGGCATTCCTGATGAGCCTGTGGAACGCGGTGCTGGCGCTGCCCGGTGCGCTCATCCAGGTGTTCCTCGGGCTGGGCAGCTCGACGGGGATCGACTTCACCTCGGTGTCGGGTTTCTTCAACAGCATCCTTGGCATCCTGCAGGGGGTGTTCGCCTCGCTGTTCAACCCGCTCGCGGGCTTCGGACAGATCGGCCAGGTGCTGCTGAACCTGCTGCCCAACCCGACCTTCGATACCGCGAACTCGATCCAGGGGTTCAACGTCTTCAACTGGGTCGGCAGCATCTTCCACGACACCGGCGGGTCGGCGACGGTGCTGGCCAACGGATCGCTGCGCGAGATGATCTCCGACCCCGCCACCCCGGTCGCCCCAGGCCAGGTGCTCAACATCAGCCAGTGGGTCAAGTGGACGGGTGTCAACGCAACGGGCGCTGCGTTCAAGGTCGCGATCAACACCTTCTCGGACCTGAAGGGACAGGTCGAGGTGGCCCAGACCACCATCGCCACCATCTCCAATCCCGCCCCGGCGAGCAGTAATCCGAGCGAGGCCAACTTCATCGAGATGACCGGCACCT